GAGTATGATGGCGGTTATTTTTACGCTGAACAATTAACAACTGTATAATGAAAGAGCCAATAATCGAAACATACGTACCGCAGAACAAACGCCTTCCTTTCCAAATAGCAGGAGGCATTGGAGTCGCTTTTGTTATTGGGTTGATTTATTCTCCAATAAATACCCAATACAATTATACTTCCTTTATTCCCATCATTCAAAAAGATACGGTTTACGTTCATAAAATAACCTCACTTACCATCCAGGGCAAAGAGGGGAAAAAGGAAGTTGATGAAAGCGCCTACGGATCTCGCAGCTACGGTTGGGAGGTGCGCAAGTTATCCGGAGAACAACTCAGGCAAACATTAGAAGGTAGAGGTTTTAGGAATTTAAAAGGAGTTGACAGGGCAAAGCTTCGTCGCATATACCTTGCTTATTGCTACGAATCAATGTTGATGAACGTCCACGTTTTAACCGATTTCCCAGTAAGCATGATTTATTCTTTTTTCATCATTGAGGCAACCAGTCAAGGCGTTGAAACAGAACTTTGGAGATTACACGCGAACGCTGGCGGCGTCAAGGCTTTGAAAAATCAAAAGTCGGTGACGTACAAAACAAGGGAGGTCATTCGCGGACGTGACAAGTACATTCGCGCCAAGTTCATGAGCGCAAGCACCACGGAAGAAGGCATGAAGCTTTGGGCAGGCGTTTTGAACTCAGGAAGATACGCGGAATGCAAGAAGGCAAATTACAAGATGAAAGGGATACGGTTATACGAATCCATTTGTAAGTGCGTTTACAAATCAGGGTATCACACGGATCGCGATTATAAATTCCGTGCTTCGCTTATGGCTGAGTTCTGGGAGTTGAAAAAGAATCATTACCCATTAAAAGGGAAAAGAGATGAATTTTAAATTATTTTGCATTTATTTTTGTAAATATTTTTTTGTTTCAATATTTAATATTAAATTTACGTATTGAAACAACGAAACGATATTTCACACAACAAAAACAAACGTCATGATCTCAATTAACATTTTAGCTCCAAAATCAGAACTTAGAACATCTTTAAAATCTTACATGACTGTAAAGAATGACCAGCCAGTTATCTTTAAAAAAACAGCAAACAAATTCTTTGCAGAAAATGGCATAGAATTACAAGACGCTTCGATGGTTATCGTAAAAGACGGCATTTACTGGATGTTAAAGCACACAATGTACAAAGGCTACAAAGGTAAAAGAATCGAGGAGGCATCATATCTTCCGATAGTTGACGTGCAAGAGGAAATAACAACTGCACCAGTAAGCGCAAAAGAGGTATTTAATTCAATAAATTTCATTAACCCAACTAAAAACCATGTTAGCTCAGTTGGATCTTATGTTAGCGAGGCAAGATTAGACGCAATCGCAACAAAAGTAAGTGAAATTAAATCTTACCTTCCTGAGGGCTCATTGGCTCTAAATATTTTAACAAGCCAGAGGACATTTACCGACAAGCAACTTTGGGTTATCGCTTATGCACTTGTAAAGACAAGTTACCGCCCATCTGCCACAAAGAAAGCAGATAAGAACGAGTTACCAACAAGAAGATTAAAATATGTTGACGGCAAATTTTTCACCGAAGAAATTGTTTACGCTTAATATTTGTCACAGGGCAGCGCCCCCAGCTGCCCTTATTTTTTACACACAACAAAACAAAATCAAATGGAAAAGAATTTCACAAACACACAATTTAAATGGACATTCGAAAATATTTCGGATAACATTCCAACCATCATGCTTTTAACCATTATCCTTACGTATGGCATTAACGCCTACCTAACCGCCATTTTTCTCCCGATTGACTTTTGGCTTGCGATCATTGCCGCCAGTATCTTGCAACTCGGACGCTTCGCCGTGGTTTTCATGGACTTCTTGAATCCAACCAAAGGAAGGAGTACTTATCCTCCAAAAATTGCCCTTGGCGCGACGCTTGTCGCCTTGGTTGAAATCTTCTTTGGGTTACAGGAAAAGTACGAAGGCGGCGAATTTATAACCATGTTTTTATTCGTGGGAACCATCGTTGTTTTCGGTTACCTTCTTGAAATCAACTTTGTTGACAAGGGCGTGGAAGCTTATGGCATCAATGCACCTGAGCCAAAGCCAAAGCGCAAAAGGAAACCACGCGTAAAGGTTGAGGCAAAAGAAAACAATGAAACCACGGGAACAACGGCAAAAAACTTTGTATCTTCATTTAAAACAATAACACTTTGAGGACACTTATCGGAGTTGACCCAGCGTTAAGAATAAAGGGAATGGCGGTTTGCATTATCGCAGACCGCACCATGATTTTTAAAAGATATAAAAGGTTTGTCGATTTTATTGGCGACGTTATAACATGGGTGGCATACGAAAGTCCCATTGTCTTAGTAGAAGATTCAAGCCTCCAGAATGTGACCTTTAATAATTCAATCAACCGCGCAATCCTTTCCCGAATGAGCCGAAATGTTGGCATGAATCAAGCCGCTTCAAGAATTGCTTATGAATGGATAAAGGAACATGACATTGAAGCCTATAATATTAGCCCTGAAACAAAGGGTAAAAAGTTTAATAAAGACGTCTTTATGCGAGTTGTCGCAAGTGAGCGATTGAAATTTGAACCAGATTTTAAACCCGCCAAAATAAGTCAAGATGAAATCGACGCTTTCTTTCTTGCGCTTATGGCAAAAAATTATATCAAAAGATGAAAAATCTTGAAACAAAAGCAAACGATCCAATCCACAACGTTATTAATTAAAAAAAGGATTATTCGGACGATAATATTTATAAAAGTAATGGTCTAACCAAACGCGAATACTTTGCATCAATGGCAATGCAAGGAATAATAAGTAACAAAGATGGACTTGATATTAAAATTGAGCGCATTGTTGAAAGTGCGGTCGATACGGCAGACGCCTTGATTGAGAAACTAAACAAAACAAAGTAAAATGAAAAATAACGAATTAACAGACGGCTTAACCCTTGAACAATGGAAGGAAGCGCAAAGATGTTTCAACGCGCGCCCGAAGCCTATCCGCTTTGCCGACACGGTAAATAGCAAACAATCGGTAATAAATTTTTACCTTAATCCTTTGATTCCTGAGACGATGCCCGCTTATCAATCAATGGAAAAAGAAAGAATGGTAAGCATTTGTTACCAACTTTATCATTCAAAGGAAACCGATACTTTAAAAGAGTCAGCCGCAAGGCTTATAAAACTTATAATTGATTGATTACTAATTTGTTGAATTGTTGATGTGTATATCGGGGCTGGCATTTGAACCAGCCCTTTTTATTTAAAAGATTACCCCTTGTGTCTTTGCATAATCCACGACCGCCCGAGCATGAGACAAAGCCAACGTATTTTGAAATACGGGGTCAAACATCATTAAAGCATCGTGGTAATTGGTAAAGAAGCCGTTTTCACTGAGTACCGCTGGCATATTAGTTTGGGTAATGACAAAGAAACTTTCTTCCTTATCGTTATCCCCGTCCGTGGTGTCCATGCGATACACCCATTTAGGGAATGCCTCCTTTACCTCGTTAAACAAGAACTCCGCGTAAATGTCCGACCTTGTTTTGCCTTTGCTCGTAAACACCTCGAAACCTCTTGCATTAGGCGAAGCCGCCGCGTTGCCGTGAATGCTGAGGTACAACGAAGCCTCATAATTCTGGGCGTTAATATTTGCCTTCGCCACGCGCTTTGTCAATGAAATATCCAAGACAGGATCGTAAACGCGAACCACGGAAAAACCCCAGTCAATTAAATACTGCTCAATCTTTGCCGCAACGTCGCGGTTGAACACGCCTTCAAAGAACCACCCGTATCCATGGAACTTTGCGTTGTTATGCTGAGCGCACTTTGACGGGTAAGTCGTATAATTGTAAGGTAATTTTTTCTTTGCGTCAATGCCTCCATGACCCGCGTCAAGGAAAACACAAAATTTAGATGCTTTCATATTTTGATATTTTTAAGGGCGATGCAAGTCAATGCACCGCCCTGTAAGCCGCATAAGGTAGCGAATCGTCTGCGCCTATAATTTGAATCCGATAAGGGCGAAAGCCGCACTTACGATTGATAACTTTGCTGGCAATTTTACCTCAATTTCCTTTCCTGCGCACTCCCTTGATGTTTCCTTGATTTTATCCCAAATGATTTGAGCAAGTTGGATATATTCCCGCCAGGTAAATTTAATTTTGTTGTTTTCAAGATGAACTGAAATTTCTTGAGTTAATTCCGCAAAATTAAAACTGTAACAAGCTATGTCACCTAATGGTGACTTGATTGTATCTGCATTTTTCAATGCTTCTTTTAAATTAGTCTGCATATTATTTATTTTAACGATTAAAAAAACGTGTGATTAAAACGCCTAAGTTTACGCCTGTAATGCGTTTAATATTTTCCGAAATAGAATACAATTCCACCGTTGCAATTAAAAACGCTGCCATGTAAGTAATGTTGAAAGGAAGGCTAAAAGTATTTCTTGCACCCTCGAAAATAAGGATAGCACAAAAATACACCACTATTTTTTCTATGGTACGGTAAAGCCCACGGCTATTTATCTTTTGCCCCTCCTTCTTTGCTGCAATGATTCCCGTAGCCATGTCGGCAAAAACAACAAAAACCGTAAATATCAAAAATCCTTTTATAGGAACGAAGAAGCTAAATATCCATCCGCAACAAATGGCATACGTTATCTTTTCCCATCCAAGGTGCAATAAATTAATTAATGTTGCTTTCATCGTGTTGCAGATATTCTTCGGAGGTTTGTTTTTCCATCCTGTGATACATATAATTTCCTGCCTTCGTCCCAATACAAATCTAAGAAACTTCCTGTTGTTGGATAGCTTGTAAGTCGTATCATATTCTTTCCAAATCCAAACATTGTACGCGCCGCCATCCCTTCTACGGTGTATCTTAATACTTTGTTTGCCGTAATGTTAAAATTAATAGGAGTGTTATTTATTACCCATCGAAATTTATTATCTGAAATAAATTCAAATGTTTGCAACCCCAATGTATCTATTGGACTTTTGCCCGTTATGGTAATAATGCCAGCGTTCTCTCTTATCGCTCCCGTTGTTTCCTTGCCATAAAAGTATGAGCCGTTTACAAAGTTAGCAAAGCTATTTGCCGTACTTTCAAATTTCTGCAAAGCTGATAGGTAAAATTGAGCCGTATCACCAATAATGGTAACTTTTTCGTAGTACGAATCATCATCGTACTCAATCCTATTTAAAAGGTAAAACTTGCTATTCTGTGAAATAACATAAGCGGTATCAAATACTTGATTTTGAGCCATTGTAAGGGTGGAGTAAAACAAGGCTATGAAATAAATAATTTTTTTCATATTTATAATTTATTTTGTTACGAATACTTTGAATAATGCTGAGGCTGGGTCAACTGTTCCAATGGAATAATTATTGAATCTAATTGTTACAGTGTTCGCTGCTGATACCCATGCGGAATAAAAGGTATTTGCATTCACGGCAGCGTTTGGAACACCAAGGCTAACAACGTCACCGTCTGCCGCGCCTGTTACTGTTATTGTTAAATCAGCTGATAGCATAGTTAATGTAGAGGGGAAATTAAGGGTTGCCGAACCTGTTAAGCCGTGGTTAACCGTGTGCCTTGTTGTGGATGGCGAAAAGAAAAGGTTTGTTCCGTTAAACTCCATCGCCCCAGCTTCAGCGGTTGTAAGATTTGTTCCACTTGTAAATTTCAAAGGTGCGGTTGATGCGGTGGCTGTGCCTGCTTTTAAATGGAGAACTGCGGTTGGTGTTGTTTGGCCTATTCCAATATTTCCGCCTGGAGTAATTGCAAGTCTTATTAAACCAGCTCCAGTTGCAAATAAAATTTTTCCATTATCTCCAGATGTATTTGAAGGATTTCCGGCAACAAATACAATTGTCCCCTTTTCAACAGTTCGTCCTAATCCACTCATGAAAAAATATGGTCCATTATTTTGTGAACCATTATAATTGGTTGAATATGGATTAGCCGCCATAAGAGAAAATCTTGCATTGACTGTATCTGAATTATTAGTATAAGATACAGGGTCAAAAATAAATAAATTTGCCGAGGTTAATCCTGTTCCTGAACCAACTAAATTAATTCTTGTATTTGCATTTTGATATGTAAAACCAGATGGCGTCGCGTTTATTGAATTACTTACATACCTTGTACCAAATGCGACATTTCCAAGTGCATCAATTCTCATTTTTTCAGTTGAATTTGTTGAAAGTGCAAGATTATTAGTAGTAGGTAAGTAAATTCCATTTCCCGTGACAATAGAGTCAGTAACTGTAAATTTTGCGCCCGTAACCGTGCTGCTAAATGTCTTTGCACCGTTTACCGTTTGCGTTCCATAGGTATTCACATAAGCAATTAAGCTTGTATCACTGCCACCTGCAATACTCCAAACATTTGTATTTCTTTTATAATGAAAAAACCTATTATTTATGGTATCAAGAATAATGTACGCGCTTGTATCGCTTGACGGGGTAATGATACCTGTGTCACCAAGTACGCCCCGATACACAAGCCCGTCGGCAGTCGTTTGTTCTCCGAGCGTTATCTTTTGATTGCCATTGCTCGGATACTGTGCCCATGCAAGGCAAGGCAAAAGGAAGAGGAAAAGGGAAAGGAGTTGTTTCATGTTTTTTATTTTATTGCGAAAAATTCAATTTTGGCTACTGAAATTGTGTTAAGTACGTCGTTTGTCGCTCCATCTCTTACAACAAAAGTAATATTTGTTCCATCAACCTCTTTGACATTTACAATATTTATTGTTTGCCCTGGAAGATTTGCAAAAGCCATAATCGGAGTAAAGTTAAAACCATGCGCAACGGTAATATTTCCATTTGCATCAGTTACTGCGTTTGTTACCGAGCCTCTACCAAAAAGCCCTGTTTGCTCAACCGTTGTAACCGAGCCAACCACATTACTTCCATCTTTGCCAAGTAAACTTGTAGGCGTTGCCGTGGTTGTGGAAAGGGTAACGGCGCCAGTCACCGAAAGGGTACTTGATAACGTCGCTGCGCCTGTTACACCGAGTGTGCCGTTAACGTCAAGTTTAAAGGAAGGAGTATCATCATTGATACCAATATCTCCATTAAAATTAATATAAAGTCTATTTGTATTTTTTGAACCAGAACCTGAAGTATATAAAGCAAGTGAATTATATCTAATATCTCCGCCTTGATGTGCATAATTTCTCATTCCGCTTCCAAAAGTAGAATATTCGCCTGCAAATAATTTATTAGCTAAAAAAACATTTGCTGAGCTTCCAATTAAATTTGAATCAGGAAAAACCATTATTGTTCCGCCTCGAAAAGCAGATGAAATATTGGTTAAATTTTCGCCTATTCCAACATCAAAAGGAATGTAAGTTGTTTTTGCAAATGTGTTTAAATACTTTGCGTATAAATCGCCTGTTAATGTTCCCCCTGTCAATTTTAAATAACTTGAATCAGCTAAGCCCGTGCGAAGGTAACTTGAATTGTCATACGTTATATTTGTTCCCGATGCCTTGACAAAGCCTGCGCCGTTTAAAATGTTTTGCTTTGCAGAAAATCTATTTGTTAAATTAAGTTGATTAGTATCTGATTGAGTAAACAAAAATGAAGTATCAGTATAATTTAATTTTGCCGCAAACCTATTTGTTAAATTTAATGAGGTTGTATCAGCATCTCGAAAATAAGGCAATAACATAGATGTTGTATCAGCTTTACGCAAATAAGGCAGTAACATTGCACTTGTATCAAACCTTGTTACAAGGAAATTGGTATCAGCAGCCAATGTTCCCGTCGTGGTAATTGTTCCACCTGTTAACCCTGTTCCTGCCGTTACCCCTGTCACCCCTTGCAAATCGGTGAACGGTGCGGTTATTGTTCCGCCGTCTAACTGAGTCAAGGTTAATGTTTTTGTCGTTGTACCTGTGAAAGCCGCATTGTTTATCTTGTCATTGTAAGACGTGTTCCATTCGTTTTGCTTTATGTCTGTTGGTATTGAATAGCCTGAGGAATAACTTAACGCCAATGTTCCCGAAGTTGTTATCGGTTGTCCTGAAATAGCTAAACCCGTTGGTACGGTCATGTCAACACTTGTTACCGAGCCGTTGTCCGAAAAATTACCCGATACCGTACCTCCATCTTGCTGAGTCAAAGTAATGGTTTTGGTTGTTGTTCCCGTTACCGCTAAGCTATTGACTTTGTCATTGTACGCGGTATTCCAATTAGCTGAATTATTTGGAATAGATGAAGCCCACGTTGAACCCGTTGACAAGGCAATACCAGCATCAGGATAAACAGGATTTCCTGCCTGAACCGAACCAACCGAACCAATTCCGCTAACGGTTGCGACGGTATAATTTGCACCTGTTTTAAACGAGGTGGAAACAATGGTTATTTTATTGGTATCAGTAAGATTGTATTGGTCATTATTTAAAAGTTGTCCATTCCTGAACACCAAAATATATGCCTTTAATTGAATAGGAAATTTAGGTGTAATCGTCCACGTTAAGACACTTGATAAGGCTGGTTGATATTCTTGTTTTAAAATCTTTATGGTATCGTTTCCAATGGCAACATTGATTGAATCTTGCAACCTTGCGTAAATGGTTGTGGTATCTAAACGCAAAGTCCCCGTCGTTGTGATTGTGCCACCAAGTAAACCAAAGCCTGAACCTACACTTGTTACCGTGCCCGTTCCTTTTGCATCTATCCTTGTAGATAATGAAGCCGTATCCGCTGCGTTTAATTTTGTCGCAAACCTGGAAGTAAGATTAAGGCTTAAGGTATCGGATTGAGTAAATAAAAACGAGGTATCGGCCGACACCGTGCCCGTCGTTGTTATTGGGTCAGGTGAAACAAGTATTCCCGTACCGCCTGAAATTGAAGTAAGGCTGCCCGATCCTCCGCCACTTCCTGCACTACCACCACGGGGAAATATTACCGTATAATTTTCACCTATTTTATAAGCAGTTGCACCGATAACCACGGAGGCGTTAGTTGGTATCGTGTATTGGGTAGGCAAAAGTATTTGTCCATTCCGGTAAACTTGCACTACATTTACGCCACCGACTACTAATGTGTCACTTTGCGTCCAAGTCAAAGTTGAGGAAGAAACATTCGTAAAATCTTGACGCGCGTAAAATCTTCCACTTGTATCCGCGTATGCTTTAGTTGCGTAGTTGGCTAACATTGCAGCCGTATCACTTACTAAAAGTGTGGCGGTTGTATCGCGCCATAATCCACCAGAATAATATAAAGAAGCCCTGTCAACGGGTAAGGTTATTTGAACATCATGAAGCTCGTTTAATTTATAACCCGATGCTACACGAATGGCAATTGTACCATTATTTGAACTTGAATTAATACAAAAGCCGATAGGCATATCAATATTTGGTGCAACAGGTTCAACGTCTGTCCAAACACCTGCCACCGTTGGCGAAGGGTAAAGGATAGCACCAGCCGTAAAGGTATCAGTGTTGACTTGTCTTATTTTGCCAAAAGAAATAACGTAACCATCTTCTCCGTTCGTTAAATCATGAGCCGTTATTCCTAATAAGTACTTTGCATCTATTGTGCCATTGGCTATAAACTTTGCAACTGTTATTCTTCCACTTGCTCCCACCGTGCCATTAGCATAAACGATGCTGCCTTTTGCTATAGTTGAGCCTGTTTGATTTTTAACGAGCCAAAAGTTTTTAAATCCCAATTCGTTTGGCACGGCATCATACATTCCCAAAACAACTGTACCTAACTCCGAATCCCATCGCATTTTTGCCGTGTCCACATTGTTAGGAGGAACACTTGTTTTAAAAAACAATGAATCAACAGGTTGTGCAAAAGCACCGCCGCCTACTTGATTCCAAACATTGGAAGAAAAATCAAAGGAGTATATTTTTAAATTAACGGTGTCAAGAATAACCCATGCGTTTTGGTTTGATACGGGTTGAATGGATGCTGTATCGGAAATTGAACCGCGCCAAACAAGGCCGTCGGCTGTGGTTTGGAAACCTAATCTTTGTTTGTTAGGATTTGCTGGGTACTGAGCAAAGAGGGAAACAGAAAGGAATAAAATAAGAATTGAAGGCAATGTTTTTTTGCCCCCAATCCTCTTAATCAAATTACTACCCACTTTCAATAAAACCTCTTGGATTAAAATCTCACCAACGCGCCCCAATGTTTTCAGGAAACGTCTTTTTTTCTTTGGTTTTTCCATCATAAAACAATCCCTAAGGTGTTATAAATGTCATTAATTTCTTCATCTTCGTCGCAACTTGCCTCAGGACAACCAATGGCGCTGGGTATAAATGCGGTTAATGGCGTTGCATAATTGCAAAGCAAATCTTTTATTCTTTTTTTCTTTACCTCTAACCTTTGTAACAAAGTGTCTTGATAAAATTTTAAACCTTCAACCCCGACGTTTTGCCCGTATTCGTTATCAATGGTATAAAGCCCATTTGTTCCAAGTTGCATAACCATGTACGGCGCTGCCTCGTATAACACAGCATTGGCGCAAAATGATTTTAATTGTTTATCCCAAATGTCTTGATAAGACGTTGAAGTAAACGCGGTACTTGTTCCTTTGTCTGCCACCATTGAATCATACAAGGTTAAGCCAATCGCTGGAACAATCCAACGGAACTCCGCATCTTGAATGTGTGGGCTGATAAGGCTTTTATCAAGTCTTATATCGGCTGGTGTTGGACGTGCAACCCCTCCAGCTATTACTTCACTCGGTTGTATTAATTGGCTCATTATTTGGGGTTGGTTGTTCTATTTCAAGGGGTGCGTAACCCAATATCTCTCTTTTTTCATTGACAGAAAGGTTTTCTTCCACCTTAATTTCACCCATGAAAGACACGGGTAAAGTGTTGGAAATACCAAACGATACGTCTGTGAATGCTGGATTATAAAGCCCAATTTCTTTTAAAAAAGGATTGATAATTTTTGAAAGCATCAAGTTTTGACGCGGTTTAATAACCGTATTTTGCAAGTATTCCATTTCCTGCCTTATCTGCTGATTGCTACCAAGTTGCCCAGAAGTTGCAAAGCCTGCTAAAGACTTTGACCAACGATTAGCCACGACGATCGCTGAGGCTGCAAGGTTTTGAAGGTTTAAAAATTCACCTTCATTTTCTTTTGAAGTGGGAATAAAATTAGCTTTTAATTTCTCATCTCTAAGAACCTGAACGAATAATTTGTGATTATTCCCCATGCCTGTAAACTTTGACTCAATGCCTTCAACAAGTTTTTTAGCTTCGGCTGGACTCATCGACCCAAAGAATTGTAATATTCCCGAAGGCATAAAGCCGTTTTCAAATTTACTTGTATTAAAACGCTGGATTCTATATTCAATCTCAGCCCACATTTTGGCGCCAATCCACTCAGGTAAACCAAAATAGAAATAACCAGCCGCGTATTGCTTCACATGAATAATTGAACGCTCTGTTCCATCTTCAAATTTCTTAAATTCTGGATAAATTGGTACTTCTCGAAATCCTTCACTCTCATAAAATGTACCTTCGGTTGTCAATGGCACTTCTTCCCAGTTGTCGTAAATGCCAACGGACCTTATAATTTGGTCCGCTTCGGCTTTCCTTATGCCTGTGTTATAAACAGGAACATGATAAATATAAGTGAATGGCTCATTTCCAACTTTGCCCCGTACTATTTCTGCAAAGCAATTTCCAAAAGCATCGTAATCAAAAGCCAATGAACCAAGTACTTCTTGCAAATTTTGAGAATGCAAGTTAACCTGCTCAATGACTTCCTCAATTTCATTCAAAGAATCATCGGTTATTACCTCACCCTTCATTGAGGTTGTAAGTAAGGTGTTAGATTTCCCTTTCATTGGAATAAAGCCGTCACCGACAACCATGTTAACCTTGTCCTCAATTATTCGCCTAAGCGTTGGGGAATTGTTTACAATGGCAATAAGGCTTTTTAAAAAGTCATCCTTTTGGGTAAAGAATCTAACCCACTTTGCCCCTGTAAAATCAAGTCTTTCTCTGGAAGGCTCATTAAAAATATCTTCCACAACTAACATAGTATTGGAAGTATCTAAAGTTACTGATGCTAATAAAGGACTATTATTTCTTTTTAAATTTCTTTTAGCCCTGTTCGGAACTGCTTGAATCGTCTTCTTTATTTGGCTCATAGGTTTTTTTCTCAGGCGTGAAAATGAGGTGTTGGCTAACAGATTTGGGGTTGGCATTATACCAACCCCTTAACTCTGCCTGTGTAAAATTTCCGATAGCCTTCTTTAGTATTCCTGCCTTTCCCGTCGGATCTGCTCCGACGTAAATCATTAGCTTACTTTTTTCGCGTACTATCATGCTTTTGTATTTTAGTCAAGTGCGTTCATGACTGTTTCGCCATTAACAATAAACCTTGCCTTGTTTGTGGTACGGCAAGTAATGGTTAATGTTTCTTGGTTTGAGTCAGTAAACAAAGCACCCGATAAACCTTCGGCGCTTGTTAGCCTTGCTGGTCTTTTCTTTGAGCCAATTACCTCAGCGCCCCAAATCCAGTAATTACCAGTATTTTCAACATGCACACAAACTAAGCCGCAAGCCTGATTTGCCATGTCTTGAATCAAGTTTCTTAACTCTTGGTCACGACAATTGATGATACCTACCAAACTTTGCTCAATCGCAACAGACAAAGTGTCTGGGTCTTGCGTCACCGTTTCCGTGAATGCTCCTGAGTTGTCCCTAAATTCAACCTCGTAAAATACGGCAGCTGAGGAAGCCATTGTTATCGCCGTGGTTGCTCCCGATGAGTTGTTTGTGATGCTTGTCACCTGGTTGGCATTGGCGATGTAAAGTTTACCAATACCACCGGCGCAAGTTCCATCGACGCATTGATTTAGCCACCCGCTTGTTATTGCACTCATATATATTTTCGATTAGTAGCCTAAGCTGATTAATGAAGGGTGAATATAATTAACGCCCATTTTAAAACGCGCCTTAATATATACTTTTTCGTCTTTTTGGTCGTACCAAAGTTCCAAAGCCGTTTCAGGGCTCAACACGTCGGTTGCAAGTACCTTGTTTTGTGGGGTTGTATATTCCACATAATGAGGCTTAGTTGTTCCCAAAGAGGTCGCAATATCATCCCAACGGAATTGAGGTATAACAGTCACGCCACGGAAGGTGAATTGTTCAACTCCGTTAATTAACTGAAGTAAACCGTAGTCACCGCCACCGCCGTTCTCGATGTCTTCACGAAGTTGTGAATAAACACTTTGGGTAACATTGAACACCTTTTGGTTAGCTGGTAAACCTTTCAACTGCAAAGGTGCTTGGTCATACACAGCGCGAAGGATTGCAAAGCCATCACCAGCCGCAAGGTCTGAACCTGAGCCTGTGTCAGTGCGTGGAACTAAATCATCCGCAACTAACTGAGGATAATAAACCGTCCAAAATCCATCCAATGAATCAAAGTTAGGATTATTAGAAGACTGGTCACCGAAATAAGAAAGACGGGTAATGTCATTTCTTATCGCCTGTTGTGTACGGGTCAATAAAATGTTTTCAATCAATGTTCCCGAAACATCTGGAAGCCTTGTCCCTGTTTTCAATAACTCTTCGAAAACAGTATCCTCAAATTCATCCCAGCACATTTCAAGGTCAACCTTCATTTTTTCAACGTCGATTGTACGCTGGTAAATGTCAACCGAGCCAACGGGGTTAAATCCGCAACCAGAATATTTTCTTACAATATTCTCTAATTGCTGAACGAAAACCATTTTCTTTTTATTCGCGACGTTGCCAAGAACACGGAATTGACCGCGTAAATCATCATCGAAAAAGACTGGTTCTAAAAATATGTTATTTGCCTCCGTGCCTCTAAAGGATACGTCTAATTGGCTTATTTCAACTGATGCCATTTGTTTTTAATTTTAAAGATTTGAATAAGTAATAGTTGCGGACGTATTAGTTAAAACTAACGAATCCTCAATAGTAAATGCAAATTCCGTTTTTGCTCCAGCGGCTGCCGTTGCAAATAACACTTTCCAATCGTTGCCTTTATTCAAAGCTGTGGTTGTTATCTGTAAAATTGCCGTTGGTGCTGATGACTGCCAATTTGCGTAGGCTTCATTTCCCGCTTCATCCATGACGGTTACCTTGTAAAAATCACTTGCACTTGTTACCCCGGTTAAAGGTGCAACGCTTAAGCGATTACCCGCGGTTGATGTACCGTAAGTAAATGATACGGGAATCCTGTCTTCAAAGGTATCAATCCCATATAATTGTTCCGCGTTTATTCCCTGAGCATTTGCATACGGGTTAGTGCGATTAAGGTTTTTCTGACCTACATAAGTGTTTGAGTCAGAAAAGCCATTTACATTTGCTGTTGCCATTATCTTTGTGAAATTTTAGATTGAACTAATGAAGCAAAAGAATCAAAGTGATTTGCCTTTGCTTTTACCTCTTTTACCTTTTCATGCGCAGATCCTCCCGAAGGAAGTCCAACGCCTTTTTTAACTTGCGCCCTGAGTGCTACAAGTTCATTTCCCAATGTTTCAAGGACTGTTTCAATTTCGTTTATTGAAGTCGTTTGCTCGTTTGATTTGTCAGTTAAGGCGTTCATTTCTTCAGCGGTTAAAACCGTGTAACCTTTTTCTTTTAAAACATTCATAGCAACTTCCAATTCATCAACCCTTACAGGCTCAACGATTGGTTGAACTGTTGGCTCAATAACCGTTACTTCGTCTGTATGATTCAACAGATTTTTAATTTTTTCTAAAATGGAATTACCCATGTCTTCATCTTTTTTGTTGTTGATTAATAATGCGGCTGGTACATTTATAAACTTGCTTAAACTGTTTTGCAACGGTAATAAATTAATCTTTTTTTCGTCCGTTTTTACAATTTCATCAATGAAACCAAACTCTAAAGCTTCCTGGGCGGTCATCCATGTTTCAGCCGCCATCATTTTTTTAATCTTTTTTCTAAGGTCTTTTTCTTCACCTTTGCGTTTATAAACCGCTGACAAATAAATGTCTAATAACTTTTCTTCCATCTTATCTAACAATTCAACCGTCGCTTCGAGTTCGTCGGAATTACCGAAAGCTTGAGACCAAGGTCTGTGAATCATTAAAAATGAATTTTCAGTCATTTTCACTTTGTCAGCCGCTAACAGTACAACCGTTGCAATACTTGCTACCAAGCCGATTCCTGTTGCTGTGGTTTCGTTTGAATAAGTAGAAATTAAATCAGCCATTCCCATTCCTTCAGTAACTGAGCCGCCACCTGATGAAATAGTAAAATCTATTGACGCTCCATTTGCTTCATCTATTTTATATTTTAGATAAGGCATTGAATTGTACCACTCTGAAATTTCCCCTATAATATCAACTTTAACATTTGCCATTCCTGTAGATTAATGAGTAAATTTATTTATTATAATTTTTCTTATTCCTTTTTTTGCTGATTCCATAGCCAAACGACTCAGGATGTTGTATCATGTTATACACGGTTTTTTCGCTTAATCCCGTTTGAATGCTTATATCCATGATAGCATTCATCTTGCTTTCATTTTCAAACAATGCGGCTGGATACAATTCCATTACCATGAACTTTGCAACCGTAACATCTTTTATAATATTGATTTGAAATAAAAAGTCAATAAGATTATAAATGTCAATTGTATTTCCTTCCTTTTGGCAAAAGGTGACGTATTTACGCAATAAGCTTCTTTCAAATTCAAGAAACAATTCCCTTGTTACCTCCTTTTTTTCATTGTCCATCTCTCCAAAATTGTACTATTTGCCTCATTTTACCCACTACTTTCGTTCGGCACGCTGGGCAGTTTCTCCTTTCAGGCTCGTAATGGTTGACAAAGTTGTTATAAACATTGAATAAATAATCCATGTCCGACGGGTCAATCGATAAAACCCTGTAAGTCCTATCAACCGTTGCCATGACTTGCGTTTTATATTCATCCGGAATACGCGCCGCAAGTTCTCCCCAAATGCTATTTCCTTTCATACAATTACACATTTATAAAGTTGCTTTTACTTTTAGTTTATTCCCCTCAGCGAGATCCCTTGCAATGTCATCCGAAACGACATAGGCTTGAAGCCTGTCAATGCGACTATTTATAGCGTCGGTCTTTGTCTCAATCACTTGTAAAAAGTTGCTTAAATCATTGTTGCCTGATAAGGCTTGTATCGGTGCGCTTATTGGAGGCACCATGCCACCTTCGGCAAAACCTTTGATACCAATGCGCCTAAAGGTTGGCGATCCGCCTAATAAACTTTGTTGGCGTTGATTCAATACCACCTCACCACGTTTAACATACGCAAGTACATTGTCCCCGTTTGAACGTGTTGGTATATTTTGTTTACGGTTAATTCTTTCACCAGTCACGACGCCACCTTCCGCAAGGGGTTGAGCGGCTATTGTTGCAATTTGTGCGGCTGCTGCTATGCCTGTTGGAATGGCAAGTAAAAATGAACCTTGAGCCAATGCCTTTTGAAAAGCTAAAGCGCCTTGAATGATTGCCTGTATTAAAGCTATTTTCTTTTCATCCTTTGCCGCCTTTAATCTAATGGCTTCGGCTTCGGCTTGTTGTTGTACTAAAAGTTGCTTTTGATTAGCAATATCTCTTTCAATTCTTTTTCTTCTTATTCCCGATGCCTTTTCAGCCTTTGCCTCAAGTTCTTGTATATTATTTTCTGTGTTGGTTATCTGTTCGTTTATTGCCTCGGCTTCCTTTTGTGCCCTTGCCTGTTGGAAGGTAGAAATAATGTCGGTGACTGAGGTTATTGATTGGCCAATAGCATCTATTAATTTTTGAGTATTTTCTTTTTTTGTTTCAAGTTCTTTTTTGTCGTAATTATCCCTAATGGCTTGTATTTCTGCTGCTGATTTGTTAACCAATAACTCCCTTAATTTTGCTTTCTCAAGTTCTGATTGAATAATAAAATCTTTATCATTTTCAAGGTTTGCAAGATCATCCGATAACTTTTGTTTTGCGGCTGCAATTTCTCTTTCTTCATCATTTTCAATTCCTTCAATTTGTAACTTTCTAATTCTGTCGTTAAAACTTTTTTCAGCCGCAACCCTTTTGTCATTGATTCCTTTCTCTTGTTTTTCTAAATCCGATTTGCCTTTAATATAATTTGCCTCAGCCGCTCGGCGTTCAATCAAAAGGTTTTCAACCTCCTTGCTTCCAGTTGCTTCAAGTGCAATTAAAGCATTTATTCTTTGAACCTCGGCGTTATAATCGTTATCTAAAACAATCCTTCTTTGATTAATATTTTCAATCTCATCTTCGGATGCCGTTTCCTTTGCCCGTGCAAGGTTAATGACTGATTGGGCAACTTTAAAGTTTTGATTTATTTCATCAATGGCAATCCTTTTCTTTTCTTCGTCTGACTTGCCAAGTATTTCGTTTTGAGCATCAACCGCCGTTTTAATCTGGGCGTTCACCTCGTTTAATTTTATCGCTATTTCCTTTTGTGAATCAGAACCAACCACGGCGTTGGAAAAGGCGCTTTGTAATTCGCTTCGCTTGTTTTCAAGTGCGGCGATTGAGCCATCGACAAATGACTTAGCTATTGTTTCACCAGCTTTTGTTCCTGCCTTAGTTACAATAACCTCGGGTTTAAATTTCCTTAATTGTTCTTCAAGTTGGGCAATTTCAACGTCTAACTTTTTAAATTCAGGACTGCCAAATAATACAACCTTTCTTTCTTTTTTCTTTTCAGATAGCTTTTGTTCTAATCCTAATTGTGTGCCAATTAAAGCTTTTGCCTGTGCTTTTGCGTTTTTTTCTTGTTCAATTAACGCTTCTTTGTTTATTAAATTTATTTCCTTGTTTCCATCTTTTATCTGCTGATTAAAAACTTTGAAGAAGGAAAGGATTGAACCCTCAGGCTTTGTAAATTCTGCGAAGGCTTTTTTATAAGCATTTAAACGGTTTGGAACTTGTTCAAAGTATCCTAGTATGTTTGATAAAACACTGTTTAAAAATATCTTACCCTTTGCCGTGGCAATCTCAAATTCAACGCCTGTTGTTGCAAGGGTTGTGTTATATGCGACCTCGCTTATTTTTAATTGCTCATTAACTTTAAATAATTCTTCTTGTTGCTTTTGGTAAAGGTTTGTTGACAAAGTGACATCGTCGGTACTTTGCAAAACATCGCCTAAGGTTATAATAAAATCCTTTCCAATGTCTTCACCAGGTCCGCCAAAAACATTAGCAATAACCGTTTGAAGCTGCGACCCTGCTATTCCTGTTTCCGTTATCTTATCGGTAACAAGTCCAAAAGCCTGCCCCGATGTTACTGAGCCGTTATTTATATTCTCAAATAACTGAGTTGTAAATTCTTCGCCAAAAGCATTGGTTAAAGCATCCTTTGAACCCTTTGTTTGTTCTTGAATCCTTAATCCAAATTCCTTAACCGCGTCAAGTCCTTTGTCTGAAAATATACCTTCATTTGCCGAGGCAATGGATACCCTTAAAAAATCTTCAGCACTTAATCCAGCATCTCGAAATTGAACAGAATATTGCTTTAAGCCGTCAAGGAATTGTCCCTGAGCGTCCGCGCCTTTTCGGAATCCAATTTCAACCACGTCTAAAGCCTGAGCAAAAGAAATACCTAATGCTTTACTTGCGCTATTAGCCGCCACAACAATGTCATCGACATTCTTACCGTATGTAACCGCTATTGCCTGACTTGTTGCGACAACGGCTTCAAGTTCATCGCCTGTTATTTGTGTAAAGTTGGTAACCTGAGCAGATAACTCTTTTGTTGCCCTTGCGGCTTCGATAAGGCTTCCAACAATTTCACTAATGGCTTGAAAAGCGGTTAATGCAATTCCAATACCACCAAGCCCCGTTGTTAAAGCGCCTGATGACTTACTTAGATTTGCAAAACCGTTTTGTATTCCACCAATCGCACCTGTAACTTGCCCTAATGTTCCGCTTAACTTAGGAAAAAAGTTTGATAAGGCTTCGGTATAACCGCCTACATTCCTTTGAAATTGTCCGACATTTGCATCAATGCCTTTTAATTTCTTATCTAATTGCCCAATAGATACAATTAAATCCCTTGCCTCTTGACTTGATGCCTGTTCCGCGGCTGCTAAATCCTTGTATCTTTTCCGCTGGTCGTTTAATTCTTTTGATAAACGACGGTAAGCCCCTTCGCTTTTATCAATGCCCGCAATTTCTTCCTTCCTTAACTTAATTTGTTCACGGGTAACATCATTGACAAGTGACTGAGCCGCTTTTAAATCGACTAACTTTTTTTCAAGCTTCTTAATTTCGTCAACGTCTGCCGTCTTTTTTAACTCGGCATTTATATCGGCGATTTGCCTTTTTAATTGCGTTGCCGTTTCAATCGTTCCAGCAAGTCCTTCTATCTGGATTTTAAAACCTATTACCTTTTCTGCCATTATATTTTTATTTTATTAATGACATCTTTGAGGTATGCCATGTTAATAATATATTCATCACTTTGCAAAACACCGCGTATCAAATTCAAATGAACGATTGAAGCCTTTTGAGCAAGGTAAAACACGCGCCCCGTTTGTTCAATTTCATCATCAAGGACGAAGGAAGAATAAAATTCAAGAAATACTTTTTTGCCCAATGCCTGTTTATCTTCCATTATCCTTTTGTTACGCCGTTTACAACTACTTCATAATTTGCCCCGTCAAAGTGCGTATCTACATTTATTCCAATGGTTGAACCACCAATAATATATTGAACGGTTGGTATCAACTTTTGTCCATTCATAAATACAAGTACATTGGCATTCGTGTTGCTCACCTGAGTTATTCCGGAATTAGGCGCAAGTACCAACACGTTCGTCATTGAGTTAAGGAACGGCGTATAAGATAATTGAATATTCACCATTGCCCCATTTGCACCAACTAAGCCGCTGCCCGATCCTGTTACCGTTCCACTTTGAGGCGAAGCCCCAGCAAGTGTAATCGTGTTGACAACTTTTGTCAAATCGTTTGTATTAGGTTTTTCGTCGTAAAGTAAAACCGTTTTGGCTGGGCTATTAGATTTTGGATTGTACTCCAAACTTTGAATAATAAAATTTGATGAACCAATAATTCCCTTGCGCCTGAATGAAAGCTGCGTTATATCTTTTGGTTTCCATTTGGCAAACGTCGTGTAAACCTTACCAAGTTCAATGCGCTTGTAAGTCTGCAAGTGAAAAGTTTTAAAAACGCCTTGCATTACGTTTGTGTAATTTGTAACCTCGTCCGAAAAGGAAAGGTTAAAATCTGCACCGCTTGGGTCATTGTAATTTACCATGAATGCGGCTGGAAAATCAAAAGCCGAAGCCGCTGAACTTGTTTCATCGAACAAACGTACATAACCATCTAAGCCGCCACGCCTTCCAGCATAATAAAGTAAACGAGGTGCAAGGTTGTAATTGGGTTCTGCGTTTGTTACCGTGTTATAATCGTCACCAAAAACAAGTGGCATCTGGGCCCCGTATGTTCCTCCCGATGTTATTTCGACATCGTTAATGTGAATGGCTTTAGCGAAGAACTTTGTATAAATAAATTCAATGCCATTTTCAAATCTATCCTGGGGGAAGTTGTAACCGCCTGAGTAAATGTTTACGCCGCGTCTTTCTTCTTCCTTGTTCGTCGTATCGTCATCCGTGGCATACGCCAACACTTGACTTGATTTGTAGCCGTCCAAAACTTGAAAGTCTGAGCCATCAATGTCACGGGTATTTAAATCATACTTGTTTGAGCCTTTAAAGAAGCCGTCAAAACTTGTAAGGCTTGCCGCTCCTGTGCTATTTGCCCGATACCTGATAGTATAATCGTCTTTTGGATACGCGTAAACTTGTTTGTTTAACACGTCTGTTTCCCATGCAAGGTTAAAAACGGTGGTTAAATCTGCTATTATGTCCCGAACATACCATGAAATTGGAATAATGTATTGAAGGTTTACCGTTTCGCCTGTTTCCAAGCCCTCTTTTTCTGCCACGATGGACAAAGAACCAGCGATATTTAAACTAAATGTAACATTTTCGTACCTTAATCTAAGTTTCACGGTGTCTGTTGCCACTAAGTCGCCAAGAAATTCAAGGAGAATTGAATCATTTAAGGATGTTTCATTGGTTAAATCATAGGTTGATACATTGTTTCCATTGACTTCAAAGAATAAAATGAGTTCCGCAAATTGATTTATGTCACCAATAGAAGCCGTTAAGGTAACATTTAACTCAGCCCCAATGTCATACAAGGCATTTATTGGAACGCTGTAAACGCCGCCTGTGTAATTACCCCCTGTATCAAAGTTTGGTGACGTTGTTTCATCGGTGAATGTAATGTCAACCGTTCCGTAATCACCAGCCGAATAAACAAAACTTGAAGGCGTTGGGTTGGAAGCCCTTAGGTTTACAAAGTCCTTGATATAATCTGCATCAAGGTTTAAACCCATTGGAATAATCAAACGGTTAAACGGGTCGGTCTTGAATATACTGTTAAGTTGATAACCTTTATTTGCAAAAGCCTTTTCCAATATTTGCCAAATGAAAATGGCTGGCGTCAACTCATTGTATAAAATGTATGTCTCATTTTCCCATGCTTTCCATTTCATCAAGATGAAGCAATACTCAGCCGTTACAGGGTTGTAAGTTGCCTTAACTGTTGTTTCACTCACCTCGATTGTTGACCAGCCCAAATCCCTTACTAAAATATTACCCACGTCGGAGAACCAATCTGCATTGTTTCCAATCAATGATACCTTGAAATTGGAGGCAAGGAAACCCGAATTAATTGCCTGTAAATCTGCACCCTCCAACCTTGCTTTTCCTGTAAGTATTGGCACGCCGTCGGCTTCAAGCCTTGCAGATAATAACTTATAAGCATTTGTTACAATCGCCCCAGCATCGGTGATGTTTTGGAATATGTTTACATTTGTCTTTGTTGCTGGTAGGCTTACGTTCCTTTTGGAATGCGCACCCGATATGTTTCCGAGTTCAATGTTTTCAATCGAATAATCAATGGTTACATTAACCTCGCTTTGATTCAAGTCAACCTCCTGTCCACCGATGAATAGTTTTATCATAACTGGGCGGTTGGTTTATTTGGGTAAGTAATTTCAAAGGATAACTCAATGTCCGTTGTCCTATTGTTGTCCGTCACTATATCGCCATTGGAAATGGTAACATTTACATATTTCCCATTCTCAATGATGTAAACCTCAGGCGAATAAAACATTGATGAAATGTAAACTGCATCCTCATGAGGTATGCTACATTTAACTTGCTTTCTTTTGTTTACCCTTTGATTTGTCTTAATAATTGTTTTATCATAACTGTTTGCCCGGGGACTTGCTGCCACGTTCCACGGCTGCGAAATATTGATTATGTCCGCATTGGCATTTTGCAAGTCTTGAATTAATCCACGGAATTGATAACTTTCTGCACCGCCATATTTTCCGAACCAATGTAAGTCAATGTTATCATTACAATTTGGCTCAAGAAAAATATTAATGCTTTCTGAACGCTGCGTATAACTTCCATCATATGAACCAACGGATACCGAATAATAATCATAAGCACTTGAAGACTCAGGGAAATTACCCATGTGAAAAATAGCACTGCTTCCAAAGATGTTAGCCGCGCCAACGGACAATGAATATAAATCATTGTTAGCTGAGGAAACAACAAAGTCAATAATTGTTTCCGCGCTTGAACCTGACTTGGCGTAAAACAAAAACCTTCCAGCGTTTACCCCTTTGCCGACAAAAGAAAGAAATATGTTCCCTTCATTATTGCATCGCCTGTCTTGGTTGTTCGTGGTAAGGAATCTAAAAGGATTTGCAGATGGTTGATAAAAGTCATTTAAATTAAAATTGTTTTCGTCTCCGTAAAACTGGGAAGGAATGACAAAGCCTGTTGAACTGTTTTGACTTGCGGTCGAGGTAACAAGGAAACCTGCACTTGATACCGTTTGGTTCTTTGATACGCAAAACACGGACTTAATAACATCGGTGTTATTTGTCAATGAATAAGTATCAAGCGTTCCAAAGAAACTTGTCTTTGCCCCTGTCAATGGTGCAACATCGGAATAAAGAAAGCTTTGGATATTGGTATCAAAGACCGCGCTGCTTCCAGATGTTCCCGTTTGAGCCGCTAAAAAAGATCCTGCAAGGCTTCCACCAACGTAAACGTCAATTTGTTGCTGAACAACCGCCGAAGATTCAATGCTTCGATAAGATACAGGATAAAGAAGGCTTGATAATGTGTCTGGATTTATCGTGTAACTCATCTGTTCAATATTGATTTGTAATAACTTTCAATCGTTGCCTCCACGCTAAAGGTGATAGCATTCTCAATTAACTCAATAAACTTTGGACTACTTTTGTCTAATGCCTGTTCAATGAATCCTGTTCTTTTGCCTGTGCTTGAGTACCTTGCACTTGTTTTTGTTGGCATTCCCTCCTTTTTATGTTTGGATGCAATAGCAAAAGCGATGCCCTTTGCCTCTTTGTCACTTTTCCCCATCCTTCTTTTAACGTAATCAATTAAGCCGCTTATATATTTACTTGGTGGTCTTCCAGAATTAGGCGTATAAGGAATCCTTGCCGCCGTTACCCCTGAGTTATTTATAGCCATGTAATCAGGAACATAACCCTCAATTACAATGGTTGCAATTTCTTCCGTTATCACCGTTTCCATTTGTTTAAACGCCGACCCCGACAACTCATGCCCTTGCGCCCTCCATTCATTCGCAACCACAGTAATGGCTAAAAGACTAATGTCATCCGCTAACTTTTGTAACCCTTCTAACATTCGCTTTTGATTGAAATATTAAAAGTAGCCTGTACGGTTATCAATCTTTGAATCGACGTAAAGGAATCAAGAACAAGGTTTACCTGGTCTGGAATACTATTTGTTGTTTTCGTTGTTCCCAGTTCCAAAATAAACCTTTCAGCGTATGCAATAAGGTTTGACCACTTTGTTATTTGCAAAGTTGTATCAACGTCCCCATTTTCATCGTAGCCTAAAAGGTCATCAAAAAATAAAGTCACTTGGTAGGTATCCCTCCGAGTGACTGGATTGTTTGTTAAGGTTGGAACGGCAAAAAATACCCGTGGGAAAATGTTTGTACTATTTTCACCTTCTTCCGTATAAATTTGAGAACGGACGCGATCCGATGGCCAGCCGAAAGAGAAACCGTTTAACCCTTGCACTGCGTCGGTTGCGGCTTCGAATATATTTGCTAACTGTACTAAACTCATTTTTTGCTTTTAGATATTTCATCGATAACTTTTTCCTCGGCTGCTTTGCTCGCAAGGTATTGAAAGACTTGATACAATTTTGCTTTTTCTGCTGATTCCAAAGGTGTATAACCATTTAAATTAAACAAACCTGACTCAGCGACTTTTTTAATTGTCAAGTACCAACCATATTTTTCATTGAGCCGTTCACTTGCTAATTGAGATTTGCCATCGCCTTTTGAAGCATAGAGGTCTGCAAATCTAACATATATCTCTCGCTTAACTTCGTCAAAAAAAAAGCAACCTCATACGATGTCTGCAAGGACATTTGTAAAAAGTCAACCTTGTTTTGCTCAAAGATTTCATCTGAATAATCTTCGCCCAATGGTTTAAGAAGAACTGCCATGATGTTAAGCAAGCCCCCAGGGTCACCATTTTTAACTTGATTCATCGCCTTGTCATACTGAGCCGCCATTGTAAATTCAAGGAGCGTGGATTTTTCCATTAACCTTTCTGGAAGCGTGTAAACCTTGCCGTTAAAATCGTACAGTTGTTTATACTTTGTTTCCGTTGGCGTGTTGATTGAACTCATTATCTTACTGTAAATGAATACAAGGTATTTTAATTCTAAGCTATCTGCTACCTTGCCAAAGCAAGCATCAAGGGGAATGCCTGTAAAGTAGTTTACCACCTTTGCCATGTATGGGTATCTTTCTTTTGCTTCCCAGACCTCGTCCATGATTTCAAGGCGTGTTGTAAGTTCTTTGTCAAGCGTATTCCATTGTTCAATCAAAGGCGGAAGGAAACGGCGTACATTGTCCTTTACTTCCTGTTCTTGCAATATTTTGCCCAAATCACAAACAACGTTTATTTGTAAAGCATCCTTAGTTATTACTTTCAACTTCTTTGCATACGGTAAAATCTTTTGATAAACCGCGTCCCGTTCGTTCATGTATTGAATGGCTTCCAATTCAACCTTTGGATGCTCAGGCAAAAGAAACTTGGCAAAGTAAATATATTGTTCCAATGTAATATCCGAAGCCGTCTCAGGATAATTGTACTTGATTTGCTTGTTTCCGATGTTAAATATTACCATTATTTTCTCCTTGCTTTTTTGGTTACAGGAATGTTATCTGCCAATAAATCGCCATTGGTTTCTTTTGTACTTGGTTTAAAAGGTACGGGTTCTGCTTTCGCGTGGCTAACCAATGGAAGCGATGGAGGGCGTGTCCATTCCCGTTTGATTCCATTCCCTGTGAGCTTCACGGCTTTTTCAAGGTGTCCACGCATTTGTAATAATCTTTTGCGTTGCATTGGCTTGTCAATGATTTCTTGCGTAATCTTTGCGATTAAGTCAATGATAATTAACGCTTTTTCTTTATCTGTCATTAGTATATGTTTTCTATTTCATGTTCAACTTCTTCCCAAAAATAATATTCATCTTGGCTACCTGCCACCTCAATGTTCCACTTTTGTTTCAACACCTCCCGTGCCGCAAACAAGGCACATTGCTTTGCCAATATGGATACAAGTATTTCTTGCCCCAGTTCACCGCCGATGCTTTGAATAAGGTTGTAGTAATGGTTAAATAGTTCATCTGCCTTTTCCTTTGGTGTTTGGCTCATAGATTTTCTATTTCGTGTTTTACATCTAACCAATAATGACTTAAACTAAAGTCTTTATCAACTGAATTTATATTTAAAATTTCATCAACTGCAACCAATGCAAATTGCTTTGCTTTAGATAAATCAATGCGCTCCTTCCAGCCTTCAAATTCATCAAATAATTTTGTGCGAATAGTAAACTTGTTAAATAATTCCTTTGCTTTTTCTTCTGGTGTCATGCTTTTTTTAATTAAATGCAAGTAAATCGCTGCCTTGTAATAAACGCATCGCTGAGTACCTAAGACTGTCAATTCCATGATTATCAGCATCTAAGGGCGTGGAAGATTTCTTGTCGTTCCAAATATAATTCCTTAACTCATGCTTCAAGTTATACGACTCAGGTGTGACAACAATGGTATAATCCAACATTTTCTTTATTCCTTCCACGATTGAACCTGGTCCTTTCTCCGCCTTTTGTACATTTAACCCCCGTTGTTGCAAAGCCTCAATCAAACGTGGTTCACTTGTGTCCGCGATTACCATAGCGTTGGGACTAACATAATGGTTCATTTGTTCAATGACTGCCTCGTATGAAAGCGACTGTTTATAAATCACTTCTTCAACGTATATTTTCTTTGCCCCTTTGTCAACCGCCACCTTGACCAATGCCAAAGGATCAGGATAAAAGCCAAAGTCAAGCCCGTAACCAAATGCAAGGCTAACATCAAACTCCCCTTCAACCCAATTATCAAAAATTACCCCTTGTTTTTTATCCAGCCATTTACCTAAGAACCTATGCGCGTATGCCTCAGGGTTCAACTTCTTTATCTTGCCTACCTTTTCAATGTAATCTTTGCTTAGGTTGTGATAATTATCAAGGTACGTCGTATGAATGTGCGTTATATCTGCGTGTGTGCTTATCGGTATCATTTGCCCGTCAATCGTTTCCATGCGGTGCGACTTTTCAAACCACCGTTTCCAAATCCAATGTTCCACGTCCTGTGGATTCATAACCAGTATTACAATATTAGGCGTGTCAGGCATACGAATTGATTCGTCAATAGTATCAAAGTCCTTTTCGCTTACAAATTCCTCAGCCTCGTCAACGATGAACACATTTAACTTTGGTATTGACTTTAATTTTGCCGTCTGGTTTCCTGAACTTGTTTTAATACCGGAAAAGATTATTTCGCTCCCCGTTACCTTGTGGCTTATTTGTGAGTTCGTCATTTGAAACTCATCGCCGACGCCGAGTAAATCAATTTTTTCACGGAACTCAGGAATAACGGAAATGTTAGCAGACGATAAGGTGTAACGGGTATAAAGCATTTTCCAACCCTTGTTAGCAAGGAGCATATTACAAGCCCAAAGCCCAACGGTAAATGACTTAGCCGAACCACGTCCACCAGTTATCAGGAAGTAACGGGTTTTCGGTTGCCAAAGGGCTTCGTACTTTTCACTTACCTTTATTTCCATTTAAAAAAATATCCGCTTTTTACCATATTCCAATTAGGCATTTCCCATGAAATTAAATATAATATTGGTATCGCAATGTAGGACAAAGGATTATATTTATTGAATCTACGTTGATAAAAAGGGAATTGTTCATAATCCCTTGTTACCAATCTTCTTTCCATGATTTTTAAAAATCTTAAAACCTTTATAAAACTACTCATTTGCCTTATCCTTTGTAAAAATTATCGTTGGCACTGTAACCTTTTCCCCTTGCGTCGTTATGTCAATGTTTTGCTTGCTTTTCCCGTAAGCACGGTCAAGGAGCAACTGAGCCGCCTTAATATCACCCTTTGCCGCCTGTTCCCTTAGCTTCATGATAATGGCTTCGGCTGCGGTAATACCGTCCTTTTCCTGACCCATTACATTTGCCATGATAAGGTCAAGGGCTGGAAGCTTCTTGGGGCGTCCGTTAGGGTTTGCGTTGTTTCCTTTTGGAAAAGGTTTCAAGTTTTCTTTATGCTTAGGGTTATTTGCCATTTTCACGGTTTTATCGCGTTATTCAAGTGCCTTTATCAATGCTGATTCAAGCGACTTGCTATCTATTTGTTTCAACCTTGCAACCACGTTTTTATAATCCCAGGCATTGAAATTTAATTCAAGTGTTTTAAATTCTTCCTCCTCATTGCTTTCTTCTTGCTTTACCTCTTCATCGTAAAAAGGTATTTCCAAGCCCCATGTCTCCAAGTCCACCACGTCCCAATCGTTCGCCAACGTATCCCAGTCCCAGCCGCCCGTGTTTGCATTGAGACGTATATTTAACTCCTTTTCATCTGCCTCATTCAAATCAACGATAACGCATTCAATTTCCTTGATGCCAAGTTTCTTGAGTTCACGGACGCGGAAATGACCGCCGACAATGTAGCCCGTTTGTTTATTAAAGATAATCGGTTCAACCAATCCAAACTTTTCAAGGCTTTCCTTCAAGTGCTTTTCCTGTTTCGCCGTGCTTTGCCGTGGGTTGTACGGGGCTGGAATTAAGTCACTTATTTTCTTTTTCTCGATTATCATGCCTCCCTGCTTTTTAAAAACATTTGAAAAAGTTCTGAAAATAAATAAGTTCTATCTCTAAAATCTTCGTTATACCACTCTGCTAAATTATCCACAATAGGTGAATAATTATCAAAAACACATTGTTTCCAATTATTGTCGCGAATCCATATAGAAAATTCGTTCATTAATTCAATGTCAATCATTTTATAAAGCGTTTAATACTTTTATCCTCAATTCATTTACCGTTATCAAGTCCCTTTCTTCACTTAGCCATTCACGCCCAGCCTTCAAGTCTGCAAAGTAAGCGTCATCCTTCTCCATAGCCTTTGCAAATTTAACGCTTAAATCTGTCTCATGCTTGTAAGTGCGCACCGAAGGAATGCAAAACTCCTTGATTTCCTCAGGCGCGTATGAAATACAACCAGCGACTAACATCTCCATAGCAAAGTTATTCGACTTCGCTTGATTAAAATTATCAATCGTTAATGGGAAAACGCCGTAATGTGGCGCACTGTTTTTTATAAGTTCAAAATACTGAAAAAGGGAATTATTCCAGGGTAATACTTTAACATTTGGATATAAGGTTTTGCCCAACCATTCCGGAATACCAATGAATGCAACCTCCGTGTCCTTGCGCTTACTTATCGCCTTCCAAAAGGTATCAACCGTTTTCAAATCCTCAATATGTGTCATTGACCCTCGCCAGATAATCCGCTTTTGCTTTGTTTCAAGTTTGTCTTTGCGCACGGGAACAAACGGCGTAACTTGAAAATCAATAGCATTAGGAATAACCATGATTTTACTTTCATCAAAAAATTGTTTATAAAATTCCTTCAAGAAAGGGGTTGATACCATTATGTAATCAGCGTACATGAAAGCCTTTTCAACTGATTCCTTCACCTTTGTTTTACCGAAGTGTTCCGATGCTGGGTTAGCAAGGTTTACCTCATGTAACAAATCGTCGTGGTCTAAAATAATTTTCTTCCCCATCTTCCGTGCCTCAGCTATCATTGATAACATACCGTCACCGTTGGGGCGTTGGAACAGTAAAACATCGACGTCAATAAAATCGTACCATTTAACGGTTTCTGGATTCAGGTACTTCACCGTTAAGTTTTTCATTTGCGAACGAAGCCGCTGGAATGGATTAACGGAACGGTAATAGTCAGTCGTTGGGCTACTCAGGTTTACAACAATGCCTAATCTCATTTCTTTTGTTTTTCGTATGTGTCTAAAAGAAGGTGTAATACTTGCTCCATTGAATGGCGAACCTTTGTTTCCTTCCAGAGATTAAATTGTAAATCAAGTAACTTGTTCCTTATCTTTTCATCGCGATACGATACGCTAAAAACTGATGAAATTCCTTTATTAACATTCATTTTCTTTGTTTTTCATTTTGTGATACCTCTCTCTTTGATACTCTCTTAATCTCTCTTTATTTGCCTCGTAATGTGCCTTCCTTTTTTCAAGTATCTTAGCTTTTTTCTCAGGCGTTAAGTTATCATAATATTTTTTCTTCCTTTCATTGTATTTTTTTCGCTGGTAATCCGACCAGTTGGCTCGCCATTCCTTTTTTTTTCAGTACTCATTTTTAAAATGGAAAGTCGCTTTCAGGTTTAAAGGTCGTTGCCTCCGATACCTTTGGGTTTTCAACCCCCGTTGGCTTGCCTCCAAATTCAAGGGAATTAACCATACAACGAATAACCGCCGCCGCTTCACCGTTTTTCATAAAAGCATTTACGCCGCCAGATCCTTCCACGACTACAAATGTTCCCTTTAAGATATGTGGTGCCAGTTTAACACCACGCTCACCCCAAATGGAGCAAGTAACCCAGATTGTTTTTTCCGAAGGCGTTGGGCTATGTACCTTTTCCGTGTGAGCAACGGAGAAAGAACAAACGGTATTATCGCCCACGTTTTTTACTTCGGCATCCTGTCCAACTCGCCCACTTATTACTAATTTTATCATAATCTTATTTTCTTTCTGCAAATATAAGTTTATTTTTTTAATAAAATAAAATTTGTTTTTAAGTAAATTTATTATCTTTGTGGCGCAAGGTGGCGGAAGTTAGACGCTACGAGCTGAATTTAGGTCTCAAGCATTCCCGTTCGAGTCGGGCACGAATAGAAATATTCAAGTGGGTCAGCTGGGAGAGATGAAGACCATACAGGTATCGAATCCTGTCCTTGCACTTACCACCCGAAGGTTGAGCAATGCTGGCACCGTGCGTTGATAAAGGGATGGAACGGTGCAAATTTTAGCAAGGTGGCGGAATGTAAACGCAAGGACAGCGTAATTGCTTATAAAATGGTTTCCGAAAAAGTTGTGGGTTCAAATCCCACCCTTGTAAATTTTTAGCAAGATGTAAACGTAAAAGAAAATTCGTCACAGGTTTACATATTATTGCAGGCGAACCGAAATGCTTACGGTTAACAGGGCTTAACCCATAAAGTCCAGAGAGCAAAAAATAAACGGGTGACAGCACGGAAAGACGGCAAATTTAAAAACAAAGAAATGGTAGATAACAAATTCTTTTTCGACAAATCAGTTGAACTTGGTTTCACCACCACGGACTACGAGCCATTGGTTAACTTGCACATGAACGGCGCCAGGCTTTTACAAAGTTTAGGCTGCGAAAGTGTTTTTGAATTTGGTTCTGGATTAGGATTCTTTCTTTCAGCCTGCCAGCGTATTGGATTAGACAATCATGTAGGCTATGATATTAACCCGTATGAAAGGGACTTTGCAATTAGCAAGGGTATCATGCCTATGAATTATTTATTGGCTAAAGGTGAATTGATCCTGGTTGGAAAATACGATGCCATTTATTCAACAGAGGTATTCGAACACATGACCGATGAAGAAATATCTAAGGTTATGCCGGTGTTATCTCAGGTTTGCAAAAAGTATTTTTATTTCACCTCCACGCCTCATGCAACCACGCCAGAATGGGACGCGGAATGGGGGCATATAAACTTGAAAACAAAAGAACAATGGATTGCCTTGTTTGCAAGGTTTGGGTTTGAGTTCCTGAGGGATGCAAGGGAGGTGACCAGCTGGGGACTTTTATTTGTAAAAAAGTAAGAATGTAAGGGAAAATTATTATATTTGTAAAACTTTTTGAATCAGGTAGGAGCGATTCAAAAGGTACTTGAAACAACAATCTTTGTTTCACCTTGCTCAATGGACTCCTACCCGTTGAGCATTTTTTATTTTACAAAAATGGCTAAAGAAATTCAGTTAACACAGGGAAAAGTTGCAATAGTTGACGATGCTGACTTTGAGTTTTTAAATCAGTTTAAGTGGCATGCACTTAAACTGGCTGGTAAATTTTATGTAGGAAGAAAGTTAACAGTATCTAAATGTAAGCAAAATCAAATTTTAATGCATAGATTTATTATGAAACCTGATAAAGGTATGGTAATTGACCATTTAGATGGGAATCCTTTAAATAATCAAAAAAACAATCTTAGAATATGTACTCATTCAGAAAATATGAGAAATTGTAAAATCTCTATAAATAATACAAGTGGGTTTAAAGGTGTTTCTTTTGTTAAAAAAAATAATACTTATAAGTCTGCAATTAAACTTAACAAAAAAACAATATATCTTGGTTATTATATCGACCCCATCGACGCCGCCCGTGCCTACAACGACGCCGCCTTGAAATATCATGGGGAATTTGCAAATCTTAATAAAATTGATTAATCATGATAAACATAGATACAAGGCTTTTGCCTCAGGTAACACCTGACCAATTATTTTTACTTTGCCACATTGTTAATTTTATGAATGAGAATCGTATGTGTTTCCCTTCAAACAAAAAATTGATTGAGCAATCTGGATTCAGCGATTCAAAGATTTTAAGGATTAAAAATGAATTGGTAACAAGAAAAATTATAAGCGTAAAACAAAGGTTTAGACCCGATGGAAGCCAAACAAGTAACCTTTATAAAATTGAAACGGAATTTATTGGCGTATTTGTCACAGGTAAAAATATGTCAATTTTAGACACCACCCCCTTTACTGATGAAGAGGGAGGGGTATTCACCACTGAAGGGGGGACACCTTCAAGAATAAAGCCCCTTGAAGTATTACCTAATCTAAGTATTAACAAGAATAAAGTATTATCTTCTTTTGAAAACGAGTTTTCGACCTTTGAAAAAATTACAATTGATGAAAAGCAAAGTTCCAAAGTAAACCCGTTTACCGTGATTTCTAAGTTGCAAAGTGAAAAAGAAGAAAAGAAAATTTCCGGCAAAAGAAAAGAAGAAAGCGAGCCCAAACCCGAGCGCAAGCCCAACCCAACATACGAAGCATTTACCGTGTTCTGCCAAACCTTTGAACAGTTATCAGGCGCGGCGTATCCCACGGATCAAAAGGGTCATTACATCATGAGTCCGAAAGATGCTGGAGGCATGGTATATTTGTTGCGTTGGCTTGAAAAAGTTGACCGGAACAATGACACAAATGAGGCTTTAAAAGTATTTTTACAAGCCGCTTGGAGCCTGCCTGACAAATGGTTAAAAGCAAATTTCACCCCACCCATTTTATACGGACAGGCAAACAAAGTTTACACGGCTTACCAGACATCATCCCCAGCGGCAAAGAAAAAGGCGTATGACGATGAAGCTGACAGGCTTTTGAATGAGTATATACAAACTTTAAAACAAACACAATAAAAACCAACTTGTATGAATTTACCAGCTATTGCAATGACTATTGAAGAAAAGATACAAGACATTCAACTTGTTATCGACAATCGAGAAAAAAGACTTTTTAAAACGGGTATTATTGAAAGCCTGCCTAAAATTAACGAGGTTGTTAAAAACATCCTGCCCCTTTACGGAATTGATGCAAGCCCAGAACACTTGACTGAGGTGACAAAGTTTATAACGACATACAAATTAATTGCCGTTGACGAGATTAAACTTGCATTCGAAAAGTTTGCAAGGCAAGAATTGAAAATAGATGACCACAAGTTATACGGAAAAGTTGACTTGGCTGCTATTGGACGAATCCTTACTGCGTATATCAACTGGCGGCAAAAGGTTTATTTTACCGTGGATATGGAAGATGAAAAGAAAAGGGTAAAGTTACAGGAAGAACAAAGACAAGTTGAGGCAAAGCGCAAGTTTTACGCCGAATTTCCCGAAATGCTTACAGGATTTAAGGGTGAATCGTACGAAGACGTGCCAGCGTATTGGTATGACGCGGCGATGGAGGCTGGCCTCATTGGTTACGCTGAGGGAGAAAAACGCGCCATTTGGGAAGAGGCTCAGGAAATCGCAAGTAAACAAAAGATACAAGCAGACAGTTACATTGATTTTAAAACCCAGTTGCATCGGGCAGCGGAAGAAAGCAAGAAGAGGGCGGTTACCATAGCGCAAAAGTTGGCGGTCTGGAGGATCGTTTTAAATAAGGTATAATTTTCATGCAATCTGGTTTTCATGGTGGGAAGTATTTTATTTCCCACTTTTTTTTAAAATAATGTTGTAAATATTTTTTTATATGAATATTTATTTATAAATTTACATATCAAAACAAACAAACGTTAAATCACCACTTAAAAACAAACAAAATGATTGAGATTAAATTAGGAAACATTGGATGCGAAATTCAAGCCGAAAAAATTAAAGCTAAACTGGAAGGTCAAACATATATGAATTTTATAGTTTATTCATCCAGAATGCAAGATAATTGGCCTGTAAGCGTAGCTACTGAACATCCAACCGTAACGAAAAAAGAATTTAGAAAAATGGTTATGTATATTTTAGCATTATCATTATAATTAACCTTAACGGGGTGCAGCATCCGAGTCAACTGCATTTTAAAAACAACCAATCATGAGTATTACAAAATTTACCGTCAAGTGTTGCCTTGACAAAAAACTTGGGCACTTTGTCCACGTTATTTTTTCCCACGGCTTTGGCTTGTACGGGCAAACAAAGCCGCATTCCCCTGAGGATAACATTGAGATTCATAGCTGGATATTTGAGCCTGAGGATATTGATTTAGAAAAATATCCAATAATCAACCGATTCAACCTCATGCCCCTTGTGGATATGAATGAAGTGGACTGGAAAATATTAATAAATCAATCAATTTAAAAACAACCAATTATGAACAACTTACCAATTAAATTTGAAGGCAATCTTTACAAAGATTATTCTAATTCTCTTAAAGAAGAACTTGACTTATTAAAGGAAAAAGAAGAAGAATCTTGGCGTATAGCACTGGATATGTATATGTTTTCACTCAGATACATATACAGTGTACGAACGCTATATATAGCTAATCCTTACCAATTTTACAAAGACGAAATAGTTGACATGTGCAACAAATTTTTAGCTCATTCAATGGGAAAAAAGAAGTCATGGACAACAAAACTTAGCGATGGATTAGTTGAAGAATGCAGCAGAATTATTAATGAAATGGAAAAAATACCAGTAAAATGAAAATACAAGACTTCGCGTTAAACGCCTCATTGACCGTTTGCCCGTCCCACATTGTTGAGCCTGACCATTTGAAAAGATGGTGGAGGCAAAAAGGGGTTGGCGAACTTGAAAAATACTTTGTATCCGGAAAAGCTGTTCACTACAATGACGAGATAGACTGGAAAAAAATAAGCAACCATAAAAAATCCTTATGGTACGATTCTCAAAACTTTCAAATTCAAATGGGAAATGAATATTCTAAAAGGCAAGGTTAAATACACGGCAGGCAAAGTTTTTGAAGGGCAATACGGGCCCTCAATCAACGCCGCAATAACATTAGATAACGGAACTGATATCCGTGTTTACGGCAAACCAGACGATAACAAGTTGATGGCATTAAAGAAAGACGATGTCGTTACGATTATCCACGACGGTAAATCTTACAAGGTGGCTTTTGATATGCTTACCGCGAATGAAATACCCGAAAAGGTACAAACACCCACGGAACAAACGAACGTGCAACAGGCGGCAAATGTAGCCCCTAAAACGAACGGCAAATTAACTGCGGAAGAAATAAGCGAAAAGGCAACCTTTATGACAGGTATTTACGCCGACATATATCACCAGTTGCAAGCCTCAGGACTTGAGCCAGCGCAAGCGCAACCAGCAGCAGCCACGATCTTTATTCAGATAGGAAAATATTTTTAATCTCATATTGGTATGTTTGCCCCAGCCTGAAAAATGGCTGGGGATTTACCGATACAAAAACATATATCATGACAGAATATGAACTTCAAAAACTTGGATTTAGTCGAGTTTATTTAGATGATAACTCAGATAGAATTGATAAACCAGTAAATAGTAATAACATTTATTTTTTTTACGAATTGGAAATAGAAAATATAATGAAATTTCAATCAAATGGAATTGATGAACTTGTGTTTAATAATTGGGTTGTTGATTTTGGCTTTCATGGAGAATGGGAAATGAACGGTTTTAAAATTGATTCTTACGATACAGTCAAAAAAATAATTGATTTATTTACAAGTATAAAACTAAAATAACCATGCTACTACCAAAACCATATATCTCAGTTAGCCAAATAAATCTTTGGTACAGTGACCGCCAAAAGTATATTAACCGATACTTTTTAAACCTTCCCGAAGAACCTTCCATTTACATGAACTTTGGCAAGCAATTTGCCGAAGATACCGAAGCGTATATCAAAGATGGAATCATCATGGACACCTTTCCCGATTTTTACATTGAGAAAATACGCCCCATGAAAGGGCTTGAAGCTGAGAAGGAAATCAGCCTCAGTATTAACGACATTCAAGTCAAAGGTTTCATTGACGCGTGGGACGTTCATAATAACAGGGTTATTGATTTTAAAACCTCAGGCAAGCCTTGGACAATCGACACGCTGAAAACAAGCCTTCAAATGAAAGTTTATTCCCTTGCTATGTTCGTCAACGGTGACCAGATTCCCGAATGCCAAATAAATTGGCTGGGAACAAGGAGAATGAAAAACGGTTTGATTTTTACAGGCGAAAGTTTTGAATTAAATTATACCTTTGAAATGGATGAACTTTTAAAAGCGATTCTTTTGATTGAGCAGACCTGCAAGGAAATAAGCGAGGTTTATAGAAGCTTTATAAATAAATACTAATGAAAGAAGCAATTCGACACAACGAAAACAAATTACGTTACGACCTTTGTCCAGCCATTGCGCAAAGGGAATATGCGAAAGTATGGACTGAAGGATTAAAAAAATATCCTGCCAGAAATTGGGAAAAAGGTTTTTTATTTTCAGAGGTAATTGCCTCCGCTATGCGACATTTGGAAGCTATTAGATTAGGTGAAGAAATAGACCCTGAAGATGGATTACTTCATTCAGCTCATTTAATGTGCAATGCTGCAATGCTGACGGAATTTTATTTTACTCACCCAGAACTAAATGATTTAAAAAAATGAGCAAACAGACGCAAAACTATATAGATAGTCAACAACATTGGGAAGATAGAATAAATGATGATTATTATTTACAAAAACAAATTGATAAACAAATGGAAAAGGATATAGAAAAACAAATATATAATGAGTGGGAAAAACAAAATAAAATGAGCAAACAAACGGCAGTTGAATGGTTAATTGAGCAATATATTAATAAAAATCGTGGACTTGAAGTATTTATGAAAGCGATACAAATGGAAAAGGAGCAGATAACAGAGGCTTTTAAAGAAGGAAATTTATATCATGGGTGGGCTTTAAAGCATGAGCCAGAACAATATTACAACGAAACTTATAAAAAAGAAGAAAAATGATTTTAACCGACAAAACCATCATCGACGAAATCGCAGCTAAAAACATCGTCATCGAGCCACTAATCGAGGCAAATATTGGTACAAATAGCGTTGATTTAACGCTATCTAAAACTTTGTTGCTGTACACCGACCAGGTATTGGATACAAGAAATAAAAATGATTATGCAGAAATTGTGATTCCTAATGAAGGCATGATTTTGCAACCAGGTATTTTATATCTTGCTTCAACTGTCGAATATACGGAGACGCTTCGGCACGTGCCAATTATTCAAGGCAAATCGAGCCTTGGGAGATTAGGTTTATTTGTCCACATTACAGCAGGATTTGGAGATGTAAATTTTAAAGGCCATTGGACTTTGGAGCTTGCTTGCATTCAACCAGTCAAGATTTATCCAGGCATGAAGATAGCGCAAATCTGCTATCATGATATTTCAGAAATGCCTTACACTGACTACGCTTCAAAAGCCGATGCAAAGTATTCCAATCAGGGAAGTGATCCAGTTGCCTCAAAAAACTATTTAAACAAATAACCATGACGGAGAAGTATAAAGATTGGGATATTTTAAATGAATTGCCTGAAGGGTGGATAATTGATAAAACAGTTGGTTCTCCATGCGTAAATACTTTATTTATTACTAATGGAAAAAGTGTTTTAAATGGTCAAAAAAGAGCTTTGTTAAAAATTAATAAAGAAAGAATTGATTATAAAGAAAAGGATACTGAAACAAATTTATTAAAATCAATACAGGCAAAAAATGATAAAAATAAAATACATGATAAAAATTATACTTATCCATCTAAAACAGTAAACGATTTAGCAAGGTTAAAATTTAAAGAACATTTGCTAAAAGATATAGTAATTGATTTAACTATATGCGATATTGAAGGATGGGATAAAAAAGAATATATTAATGAGCTTAAAAAATTAATTAACGAAATAAATTTTAAGCATGAGTAGCATTGTTTTTAAAAACTATTTAAACAAATAGCCATGACCGAAAAGCAAAGACATAAATTATATTTGTTTAATCTTATTATTTTATTTACAAGCGCATTGTTTAATATAATTAATTTCTTGCTAAGATGTATCTTTCATTATTTAAAACATTATGTATGACAGAAAAGCAAAGAGACAAATTACATGAACTAAATTTTTATGTTTGGTTTATGGTATCAGTATTTATAGGTTTAGGTTTATTTGCCGATTTGATTTATTTTTTAGTAAACAAATAGCCATGACACCAGAGGAAAAAAAAGCTTGGAAATCGGAGTATATGAAAAAATACTACCTGAACATGAGCGATTATCAAAAGGAAAAAAGGCGATTAAAAAATCTTGAAAACAAAAAAAGGATATACGAAGAAAATAAAACAAAGTGCAAGAACAAAAATTACAATAAATTCAAGGCTTATTATTACAAAAACATTGAAAAAATAAAGGCTTATCAGGCCGAATATCGTAAAAAACAAAAAGAAAAAAAAGAATCATGCTAACAGAAAATGAAAAACAAAAATTGATTAAGGATTTGGCTCTCATCATTGTATCCGCTGGAGGGTTGTTAACTCTCGCTTATGCCATTTACTTTATTATTGACACGTTAAAAAAATGGTACTGATGAAATTTGAAATAAAATACAACGACAGGCGAATGATCATTGAGGCTGAAAATGTTGAAAAGGCGCTGGAACAATTCAAGGAGTTAAAAATCGACGTGCAAAACTTTGAGATAAGCATTGCAAAGTTTGGCGAATACAGGAAATAAATGTGAAGTAGTAAGTTGTTAAAAGTGTTGTTTTTGTCCCGTATCTCATTGGTACGGGATTTTTTTTTGCATTTATTTTTGTAAATATTTTTATTTGTAAATATTTATATATAAATTTACGTATTGAAAATAAAAAACAAACCAGAATGGAAAAGAACATTTACACCGTGATGTACTTTGGCAATGCCAAAAAATATCAGGATTTACGTCAAGAAATTGCAGCTATCTCAAAGCGCGAAGCCGTTGAAAGATTTTACGCCTCAATTTTAAACTCAAATTATTTCCCTGAGGATGAATTTTCATGGTGCGGACTTGTTCGCGACTGTGACGGAAACGTGATTGCAGATGCCAATGACGAAAACATTGAGTATGATGGCGGTTATTTTTACGCTGAACAATTAACAACTGTATAATGAAAGAGCCAATAATCGAAACATACGTACCGCAGAACAAACGCCTTCCTTTCCAAATAGCAGGAGGCATTGGAGTCGC